AGGTTACAGCTTCTTTGATTAGTTGATTGATACAGGCTACAGTCTTGCCAGCCCGTCTATGTGCTACCACTACGGCCCAACGCTTCTTGCTGTCATGTAATGGTTTAAACGCATCACGTGGCTTATAAGGGATTGTTATTTTTCCCATGCGTATACGTCTACTTCACCAGTTAAGTTTGTGTTTTGCTCTACGGATTGAACAGCCTTGCCTTCTAATCTGTCCATCAGTTCTTTGATTGCTGGCATATCTCCTGCGATTGCCTTCTCAATCAAAACAGCTACAATCTTATCAGCGTTCTCTGGGTTCTGAATTAGATGTTTTCTGATAGCCTCAGTAATGATCTTTGGCTTTGCAGCGTTTTGGTTTCCTTTAGGCGCACCGCCAAGAGTGTTCTTGGTAGTTTCCATAATTTCAACCTGTTATTTATTTGATTATATTTATAAATATTTATCTAATTCTGCTACCAATGCTTCTGCTTTGGCTTTAATTTCTTCTACTTCTTGGTCTACCCATTCAGTAAATGTAGTTTCAGCGTCGGCTAATGCTGCTTGCAATGATGCTACTTCTTGTTGAGCTGCATCTAGTTTTGCTTGGATTGCTTGTTTTAAAGTTGTGTATGTGTAAATTGAAACTCCTGACATAATTAACCTCTATCATTTATTGGGCCGTATGTACACTGTAAACCACCGCCTGCTAAATATGTGCCAGCTACAAAATCCAAAGGTATAGCAAGAGCTGGAACTAAATAACTATTTTCTTTTGTAACAGTTGTATTAGCGTCATTAACGGAAGTAGTTTGTACCATTGTAACAGGTCTAGAACCAAATACTTTAGCTCCTATTGGATGAGAACCTGCTGTTGTTTTTTCAGGACTAACTCCTCTATAAGGAGCTGAAGTACCTCTTGAAACCACATTAAAAATATTATCACTTCTGTTTCCTCCAGTATATTCAATTACTTCGTTTTCAAACATGCCTGTCACACTATTAACTTTTTCAATCATCATAAAACCTGAAGAAGGCCATGTACTACCTAATGTAACAACATTCGGCATATCATCTAAAGTAATTGTTGTATCAGTTGCATTTATTGCATTAGTTAAAGTTGTTGCTAATTCTAATTCTACCACCTTGTAATAAACGGATCCGTCAGCTTCAAGTAAAGGAGTTTTAATATTTCTAAATCTAACATGATCTCCATTTACTAATCCACTATTGGGTGCACTAATTCTAAGTGCTGTTTGTGTAGGAACGAGATAAGTAGAACTAAGTTGAAAAGGATTATTTGGTAAAAAATCTTCTGTTGCAAATTCTGTTCTTGCAGGTCTTGCTCTTTGTAAAGCTTGTGGATCTGCACTTGTAGGTTTAGGATCTAACTGTGGTTGTTTAGGCTCGTACTCTGAAACATGGACCAAGGCACCATTCCATTCTCTAACCATTTCATTATATGGAAAAGCCATACCTGATCTATCTGAGATAGCTAAAGCAAATTTACCTGATGCAAAAGTAGTCATTAACCAATACCTGGGTAATATATTTTAGGTGATATATAAGTAGAATTAGAAGAACCGTCTTCAGACTCTGCTCTTTTTAATTCATCCTCATATAATAATTTTAATTCTTGAACTCTTTGTGGCGCATATTTTATAGCTAAGTAATAAGCTAAACCCATTATCATACAAGGTATAAATCTATATGGCACATCCGTTGCATTTGTGTATGCTCCTACATCGTCAATTCTTTTTGTGTAATAGAAATTTATAAAATCTCCTGCTTGTGAGCTACCTGGTGTTAAATATAAGGTCATAGTAACTTTATCGATAAATCTTTGTACCCAATATTGTGTCGGTAAACCTAAATCTGTTTTGTTAGAAAAACCTTGATACTGAGATCTACTAATTCTTGTCATCGGTGTATCAACGCTTGTAGTATCTACTCTGTAATTTGCTTCTTGAATATCTGTCATCCCTCTTGGAGACTGTGCAACTGTATCACCGCTATTGTGTGTAGCGGCTGTTGTACCATTAACTCCTCTAACACATCCTGTTAAATTTAAAGAAGAAATTCCTGTGTAGGTAATATCTTCTGTGCCAATAGTTAAAGTACCTGCTGTTGGAAAACCAGTAATCGCGGTTAAGGGAATTGATGTGACTGCTGCATTTATTCCTGCACTAAGTGTATTACTTACACCATCAGAAACACCATCAGCCGTAGATCTAAAAAAAGTATATACTGCTTGGCCGTTTACTAAAGTTACGTTTTGATTTTTTACTTCCCAAAATTGTAAACCTCTATTTCCCCATTCAGAAAATAAAATGTTTAAAGATCGTTTAGCAGTTTTTAATTGATAGCCAGAAACACCCTGCATACCAATACGTTCGTACGCATCTTCAATAATTTCATCAATGCCTAGGTTCTTATCAAAAGAATAAGAGCCTGAAGTAGTGTTGGCCATCTAAGCTCCTTACCCGTCGTAGAATACTGTTAAACCTGTAATGTCGCCTTGGTCAGCAGTTAAAAACGCTCCATTAGGAAATAATACTCCATCATCTGGAATATATGGATCTAGATCTCCTGCACTTGCAGATAAAGTTAGTAACGCTGTTCCAGTTGCAGAACCGTCTCTAAAAGTTAAATTTCCTGCACCAGCTAAAACACCGTGCATTCCTCTTATTCTAGTTCTTCCACCAAAAATAATTGATAGTAAGTCACCAGCACCACCTAAAACACCCGCAGAAGTATTAGTTCCAACAGCTGCGTCAGCAGCAATTTGTGTAACAGTATTATAAAATTTTGTACTAAATACTGTGTTTGCATTTGGACCAGTTAGTTCTTCGCTTTGTGCAGCTCCTTTAGAATCAGTTCCAGTAATTGTAAAAGTAACTGCACTGATGTTTCCACCAGAAGTTAGACTTACTTTTTGAGAAGATCCTGTTCCGCCAAAAGTTGCGGCAGCACCAGTAAGAGTCATATTACCTGCCCCACCTAAAGTTTGAAGAGCAGCTATTGTTGCTGTTGCTGTAGCTGTGATATCAGTTGCAAATTGCGCTTTAACTTGTGATACGTTTGCCATAATTTTTTTTCTCCTATTAATTTATACTAAGGCCCCGAAGGGCCCTAGTTAAATTTATTATACTACTCTTTCAGTTACTACTTTAACGTAGTCAACCATTAAGTTTGTAGTAGTTGTACCTTTAGTGTTAGTACCCATTGATATCGCTAAACCAATATCATCTGGAACAGTCGTAGCTGACTGATCAAATATAGGGTTACCATTGTAGTAAACTCTATACACACCAGTAGTTCCAACACCTTCTTGTCCAGCTGGAATAAATCTAAATCCAACTCTGACAGTGTTGCTAGGTATTTGAGCTGCAGTTGCAGATTGAGTAGCAACAGTTGAATCAGAAAAAGTTAAATCTGATCCACCCGGTGAACTATCAATTGTGTATGAAGTACCTGCACCATTTTTTCTAACTACAAATTGAATTGTAGTTGTGTCTTCTAAGTGAGAAAAACCAATACAGTCATCTGGTAAAGATGCTGGATCAGCAAATCCTGTGTTAGCTAGACCAACAAAAGTGTTTGCTTCAGATACGTCGATACTTGCAAATGAAGTTTCAAACGCCATTTTTTTATTTTGTTGATAATTGAAAACATTATAACCTTCTACTAAGTTAACGTCATTAGCACTCGGAGAACCATCGTCTCCTAATACTAAAAATCCATTAGCGTAGTTAGCAGCTTGTGTAGAAGCTGCAGCTGTCTCAGTTATGTTCCAATCACCTGCGTTGTATGTAACGAAATCGTTTTGATAAACAAACTCATTATCATTAGCAGTAATAATTGGTTGTTTCGCGTGTGTAAACAAAGAAGAACCCTGCATTTTGCCAGGTACGTTTGTTACTCCGTTTGAAAAGTGTGTTGTCATATAATCAGCGCCTCCTATGCGCCAGTTATCTTACTAAGCAAAGATAACCAATTTATGTCTTATTAAATATCTTAGTGTGTTTTTTATACAACACTTTTTAGTAGAGTGCAAGAGAGCCTGTAATGTGGAGTGGATTTATTCCAACGATGTAGCTTTTTATTAAGTAGCTACAGAAACTTGTGGAGCTGCACCTTCAACAGAATTCTGTCTATGTGCAATGGCAGCTTCTTCAAGCTTGATCTTAGTAATGACTTCTTTGACTTTGTCATCAATTCGGACCATTTCAAGAGTATACCTATTATTATCTAGGTGCTCCTGTTCCCACTTCAACTCCAAGGACCTTTTTACTTTGTATAGGTCTTGTATCATTTATAACCTCTTCATAAGTTATTCGATAAGGAAGGTTGCTAAACATTCCCGATTTTTCCCAAACTATACTGTTTTCTCCTAGCTTGTCAACTATTGATTGCTCCAAAGAAATGGCATCATCATTAGATTCTACTTCAAATCTACCGTGATGGTCGTAAGCATATATGTTTATTAGGAATTTTTTCATGGTTTTGTCTTTCTATTTGTTAATTGTGGCGAGACTATGTCCCGCCACAAAAAATGAAGTATTAAGCTCCTGGAGAACCAAAGATACCTCTAGGGTCAGATACGCCAAATACGTATCTTTCTCTAGCTTTGTATCTAACATTACCAGTGTCGAAGTCACCTTCCATCTTAGTAGATAGAGGAGTTCTTTCGAAATGTTTCATACCATTAGGCACGTCTGTAATAATCATGAACGCATCAGTGTCTGTTAAGAAATTATTAACAGAGTAACCTTGAGGAATCATCCCCATAGATCTAATTGCGTTGACATCATTATCAGCAGTTCCAACTCTACCTGCAGACTGCATTAGTCTTTCAGCTGTGAATTGTAGTGCAGATGGAATGATCATCTTCATACCCTTAGCAGCAATTTTTAGACCTCTTTCGTCAGTCATTGCAGCGATATCAATTAATGATTGCTCCAATGAAGTTTCGTTAAGGTCAGACTGAGTTGCTAAAGTGTTAGCAAAAGTTCCAGCAACCGTTGGGTGAGCTGTGTTAAATAAACTAACACCGTCACCTGAATCAAAGTTATCCGTAGTAGGAAGTCCTTGAATCAATGGTTCTACTGATTTTACTTGTTTAGCATTACTCATAGATCTAGCTAAAGCTTTTGTATATCTAGACGCAAGTCTATCATACAAGTTGTCCTCAATCGCTTCTTCAGTGATTGCGAACGCTAAAGCTACAGTCTCGTGAGTGTATCTAGCAGTGAAAGTTTCTTGTGCTTCATCAAATGAAACTCCAGAGCCTTCACCTTTTACTTGTGCGTTAGCGAAACCAGATAACATAACTTCTTCTTCAAAAGCTCTGTCTGATGTTTCTGTTGCATATATCTCAGCATGTTGGTTTTCGTATCTTTTGTATTCCAGTCCGAATAGTGCATTCAGGCCTGGTTCTAGTTCTTTAACTAGTTGTCCTCGTGATATAGCCATATTTTATCTCCTATTCTAACTATTATACGCCAGCTTGAGTTTTCAAGAAGTGTTCGTTGATCATTACAACAAAGTTAACATGCGATGCAGTTAAATCATTGTTCTTAATGTCTTTTGAAACACCAACCACTCTTAGTTGTCCAGCAGTTGAACTCAAAGTAGAGTCATCTAGCTCGACACCTGAAAGGTGATCGTGTGTACTTCCTGCTGCATAAGTGATGTCATAATTCATGAAAACATCAGTTTGTGCAGAAGCTGTTGTGTTGTCTGATTGTATCTCAAATCTCTCGTAAGGATCTGAAGATACAAAGCCTACGATATCTGTAGCAGTATTAGCTGCTAATAGATGATTCGCAAACGTTGGTTTACTTGTATTCGCGTCAGTAAAGAAAACTCCGTTTAGAGCTCCTAGTAAAGAATCACCTGCGCCTGCTACACCGATAGTTCCAGTATTTAATGCTTTTACTGGATCTTGACCGAATATAGCTGTAGCTGATGCTGCAATACTAAATTCTGCTAAACCTTGGTTATCTCTATTTTGACCGATTTTTCCAATTGCTCTTAAGCCGAAAGGACTATCTTGGTTTGCCATATTGTTTTCTCCTTTTGTGAGCTGTCTTTACAGACCTCCACTCACTGGTTTATTTTATTCGTTGGGTAGGAATCGTTAAAAAATTAACTTTTCTTTGAACCACCGAAAGTTACACGAGTCTGTCTATCAACATTGATAGGCATACTTGGATGCTCTTCCTTTAGTAGATCGTTGTCAAAGGCATTTTCGTTATCCTGCGCTTGTTTACGATAGTAATCAGCGTATTGTTTTGCGATCTCTACAGATACTCTAGCGAGCACTAGGCCACCTTGACCGATCACTCCCTTGTACTTACCGTCTTGTACTACAGCATAGTCTGTTTCATTGTATTCATCCGCTCTTACTAGTTCAAAGCCAGATCTTATTCTGCTTTGTACATTTTTAGAATCGTCGAATCCCATTGACTCAGCTCTAAGCCATCTGTGTACAAATCCTGCCGGTGCAGGGGGTGCATCTAATAAAGATGGTGGAGCCCAGACTTTTGGTCGAGATGTTTTTTCTCTAGTCTGACTCGCACGTGAAGTTTTTTTATCGTCTATATTTTCCATGCTTATACTCCTTCCGTGATTTTTAATTGTTCCGCATAGTCTTTAAGTGGCACACCTAATTTTTTAGCAATTGCTACCTGTGAGGGTGTGAGTTTCACAACTTTGCGACCAGAAGACCTGTTAGCTCGCGTAGCCGAGGCTACAGTTTGAGTAGGTCTAGTCGATTCCTGAGTAACATTAGTATCAAACTTGTGCGGAAATTCAAGTCTTATTCTTCTATCTACCTCTGAATAATATTCTTCAGCTTCGGTATTAGGATCATATCCT